ACATAAAACCACAGGGCAAATAAAAATGAAGTGCCCTAATTGTAATCATAAGAGAACAGATAAGAGTGATAAAAGTTTATCGGTTAACCTAAATGAAAAGAGTTGGTTTTGCCACTATTGTAACACTAAAGGCAGAGAAAAACAAGATGGCATTGAATCTATTGTTAAGCCAACACCTAAACCACTCCAAACAACTATTACAGAGCAAGCTAATGACCTTTCACTAGAGGCAGTTAAGTTTCTACAATCCCGAGGCATAAGCGAAACTACTGCTCGCATGTTAGGTTTGAAAGAATTTCGTAAGGAAATTCATTTCAACTACTACTTAGATAGGCAGTTAGTAAACATTAAGTACAGAAAGATAACAGAGAAAAAGTTTCGCCTTAAGAAAGGCGGTACTCTCGTAGCTTACAACATCGATTCAGTCGAGGCAGATAAAGTTTGCGTTGTAGTCGAAGGAGAAATGGATTGTCTAACTGTAGTTGAAGCAGGCATAGAAAACGTTATAAGCGTTCCTAATGGAGCGAATGGACTTGAGTGGGTAGATAACTCATATTCTAAATTAAAAGACGTTAAACGCTTTATAATCGCTATGGATTCTGATTCAAAAGGTTCAGAGTATAGTGATGAATTGTCAAGACGTTTAGGTCGACATCGCTGTAAGCGAGTCGAATACCCTAAAGACACTAAGGATTTCAACGAAGTACTTATTAAATACGGCAAAGAAAAAGTCGTAGAGATTATTGAGAAGGCAATCTCTTATCCCGTAGAAGGAGTGCTAACTATCGATGATTGGAAGCATGACCTTTGGAGAACGTTTAAAGAAGGTCAGAAAGGTGGTGACACTGTAGGTCTTGGCGAGTTAGATAAGCTACTCACATTTCTTCCAGGACAATTCACTGTAGTTACAGGAGTTCCTAGCTCTGGTAAGAGCGAGTTCCTTGACCAGATACTCATCAACCTCGCATTCAAACGAGGTAAGGTTACACGTGATTGGAAGTTTGGTATTATATCTTTTGAGAATCAGCCTTGTTATATCCACATCATTAAGCTGATGAAGAAAGTTCTTGGTAAAGACTTTCGTCAATCAACGATATCAAGCAACGAATTAAAGTCCGCTGCTCTAGATATTGATGAGCGATTTAAGTTCTTCAACGTCTTGGAAAATGAGTTAACTATCGATGGTATACTATCCAAGGCAAAAGAACTAGTAGGTATGTATGGTATTAATGGATTAGTAATTGACCCATACAACTACATAGAAGCGAACATGAAGCACGGAATGTCAGAGACTAACTACATTTCCGAAGTACTCTCTAAGGTGGTTTATTTCGCACGAGAGTATCAAGTACACGTCTTCTTTGTAGCACACCCTACGAAGATTCAGACCGACCCTAGAACGGGGAACTTTGTAGTTCCAGACCTCTACTTAATATCGGGTAGTGCGAATTGGTACAACAAGGCAGACAACGGAATGGTAGTCTGGAGAAACTTTCAGACAGACGAGATAGAAGTGCACATCAAGAAAGTTAGATTCGCATGGGTAGGTAAAGTTGGTCATGCGAGTTACGTATACAACAAAACAACAGGACAATATATACCCGTACAACTATGAGTTACAGAGAACACCTTATCAATCATTACACCCATTGGATTAAGATTACCAAGAACGAAAGACACAGAGCATACGCACAGACAATGCTTGAGGCTGTTTACAATGGAGACTACAAACAACAGTTCAAAGAACTAGGTAGTCATCGCAGTAGGTTTAAACACATTGAGAGTGGAAGAATATACACCTCTCTACAAGAAGCAGCAGATGCTTTTGGAGTGAGAGCACACAATATCTCTATCAACTATAAGAGATACGGATTAGAGAAAACTGCACTATAACTTTTTAACAACTTATACAATGTCAAAAATTACCAACGCACAAAAGATTACTTTAGTAGGAAAGGAGATAGTAGATATGCTTCTTCGGAAAAATAGGAGTTATGGGGATTCAGCTTTGAAGCCCCTTAATATCTTCTCCAGAGGAACGGCAGAAGATAACTTGCGAGCTCGCATGGATGATAAGCTCGAACGTATTAAGAACAAAGGGATTGATGCTGCAACCGAAGACACATTACTAGACCTAGCAGGATACATTATATTACTTATGATTGCTCGCAGGGATAGAAACGATACCTTCTCCAAAGAGGAACTTTGGAATGAACACGATTGAAATAACTTGGGAAGGTCACATCTCTCTAAACGAATGGTACTCTAGTAAACATTGGTCGTACCGTAAGAAACAGAAAGATGAATGGTTTAAAACATTTAAGTCTTTACTAGATGTTTTCCCTAAGAAAACCTTCGAGAAGTATTCAATCCTCCTAGAGTATAACTCTAGATTAGACCCATCCAATACGATTACTATGATTAAGTTGCTGGAAGATACCATGAAGAAAGAGTATTGGATTGTTGATGACTCTCCAAAATATTGCGAGTCGTTGACTATAAGGTTCAGCCAAGAGCTGTCTAAAAAAACCTACAGAGCAACCATAACCAATGAAACTACACCAATCAGCTGAGTCAGAACTTCTCGCTATGTCACGTATCAGTAGCGAGGGATTTGTTGTCTTCACTCCAACAACCCATGCAACCAACGCAGACTTTATTGTCTACGATAGACAAACAACGAACGCTTACACTGTTCAAGTAAAGTCCACTGAAACGTTTAACTCCAGAAGAAAGCATTGTTACATCTTCGATATACGAAAGCCTAACGGCAAGTATGAAGAAGAAGCATTCGATATTTATGCCTTTGTTGTAACAAGTACTAGAGAGGTACGCTTTGAATGGAAGAGTGATATGCCCTCTAAATCTCAGATTACTTTTAATACAGGTGAGCAGGCTAAGTATCCTTGGTCTCCGAACACACTAAGGTCTATACTCGATGGAGCACAATAACGATTTCAAGTACGACCTGAAGCTTGGTCAAGAAGGAGAGAACATTATCGCTCGCTTACTCGCAGGTACAACTATCGAGGTGAAGACCGACTGGATAGCAGCGAGAACTGGAAATATTTATATTGAATACCAGAGCAGAGGTAAAGCGAGTGGACTAGCTACAACGCAAGCTAAGTTCTGGGCATACATCATACTCAAAGAGAATACACCTAGAGATTCTTTTACTGTAGATGCTATACAAGATATCTTGTTTTTTAAAGTAGATAAGATTAAAGACGTATGTAGGAATTGGTTGAAGACCAATCCCCCAAAGAAAGGTGGAGACTCTAACACTAGTCTCGGATGTTTAATACCTATAAGGGAGTTGTTTTGAATATGTATAAAAAAATTAATTTCCTTTACGAATGTAAGGTGATATGATAAGATAACTCATAAAGTTATATAAACAAGAGTAAGCATTACCTCTTAAAATAGAACAGGAGTAATTATTTTGAATTTTGACACTAAAGAATGACAGTCAAAGTATTTTGATTACCAAATAATTAGAAATATTAACATCAAATAAAAATGAAAGAACAAGATTTAATAGATTTAGGTTTCGAAAGATGTGACGAAAATAACCATAGTCATAAGTTTCATTACTACACACTAGACCTTGGCACTAATCAAGTAGTATCATTCATCAGTCCAGCTTCAGATGAAGTCCAAAACGATAAGTGGTATGTTGAGATATTTCAAGATTCAGGTATCATGTTTGATAATACTGAAGACCTATCACAGTTCATAGATATAGTAAAGAGAAACACTATAGATTTATGAAAACAATTATACACGTTAACCAACACAAGATTCGTTCTAATTCAAAGACAGGAAACAGAGAACCTGTACTCACATGTAAGACCTACAAGAGCAACGACTATGCAAGTGAAGCAGTAATCCTAGATAAGAACGGAGAAGTTGCTGCAAAGATTATCTATAGCCCAGATAAACCCTTGAGCTGTGGTGCTAAGGTTTGGATTGAAACAGAAAACAAAGTAGTTATATATGAAGAATCACACTAGAGTTTATATGCGTCACTTCGGAGGAGACTGTGGCGAGTTTGTTCCATGTGAGATATGCGAGAATCCTGCGGTAGATGTACATCACATTGACGCTAGAGGTATGGGAGGTTCGGATGAGAAAGACCACATCGATAACTTGATGGGTCTGTGCCGTGAGTGTCACGTGTATTTTGGAGATAAGAAAAAATTTAAGCGAGTGCTTAGAATCATACACCAGTTCCGTCTACTGGAGACTAAACCGTTTTCATAAAGATAGGTCCGCCTTCTCCTAAGTCTTCCTCTTCCCACACTTCCATCCAATCAAGGGCATCATCAAACTCTATCTTGTCATCATGTACGAGCACTTCTATACATTTCCAATAGTCATAGATTGCTCTTT